CATTCTCGCGGCTTTGGCACCCGCTTTCTGCGCGTCGTGATGACGCCCAATTCCCCCAGAAGGAGCCAAGAAAATGGCAAAACAGCTTGGGCGCGGCCTTTTACTCGCGCTAGGAACAGAAGCCGACGGCGATGATAACGCAAATGACACTTATACAACGATTGCAGGCATCAATTCAAAGTCTCTAACAATCAACAATTCGCCAATCGACGCAACGACGCCTGTTGATGGCGCTGAAGCTGGCGTGATCTGGTCGGAAAGCCTGTCTGGTCTAAAACAGATGACTATATCAGGCGACGGCATTTTTGCTGGCACGACCAGCTTGGACGCAATGAACACTCTCGTTCTGTCGGCCAGCCCGATTAGGAACATCAAAATAACTGTGCCGGGTTTTGGCGCATACTATGGCGCGTTTCATGTAGACAGCTTTGAGATGGGCGGCGAGACTGAAGGCGCTGTAACGTTTTCAATCAGCCTGTCATCTTCGACATTGGTCACATTCGTCGCTGATTAATGATAACCGCTGAAGCACCGCGAGGAGGCGTTGTCGAGACAATCGGTGACGCCTCTTATTCGTTTGTTTTGCGTAATCGCGAAATTGAACGTTTTGAAGACAAGCACAGAGGCATCTTTGAACTTTGGGAAGGGTTTTTTGATCGCGGTCAAAAACCAAATTCAAAAGAAGTTCGCGATCTGTTGGCTTTGGGCTTGGTCGGCGGTGGCAAAAAAGATGCCGAAGCAGACGCAATAATTCAAGCGGCTGGACCTGAAAGCCTTTTGCGGTTTTATCAAATTGCGCAGGCCGTGCTTGGCGTTGCGTTTATGCCCGACGTTAATGACGAAACAGCATCAAAAAAAAAGTCACAGAAAAGCCTCGCCGCCTAAACGTGCGGCAGATGATTAAGTCGGGAATTATCGCTGGTCTTAAACCTGACGATATTCGCAACATGATCCCAAAGGATGCTTTCCTTGTATTTCAAGGCTGGCAGGAAGCGCACGAACCCGCAACGCCGGGATCAGGCGCGCCGACCAAAGCAGAATTAAACCAAATGATGGAGGCTGCGGCCAATGGCAATAAGCGCAGAACAGCTTAACATCATTTTGTCGGCGCAGGATAAAGCGCTGACAAAGGCGCTGGATCGCAGCACAAAAAACGTCAACAGGTTTGCCAAAAAATCGCAGCAAAATTTAAGCCGCACGTCAAAATCATTTGACAGTTTGGGCAAAGCGGCCAAACGACTTGCGCCAATTATTGCGGCTGCTGTCAGCGTTAATGCCGCCCGAAACGCCATCACACTGGGCAAAGAAATTGCCGACCTTTCGCGGATCGCAGGCACGACAGCTGAAGAATTTCAAGAGTTGGCATTTGCGGCTCGAACTGTTGGTATCTCGCAGGAAAAGCTGTCGGATATTTTTAAAGATATGAATGACCGCGTTGGGGATTTTCTTGCGACCGGGGGCGGTCCAATGAAGGATTTCTTTGAGCAAGTTGCGCCGCTGGTTGGCGTTACTGCCGAGCAATTCAGGAATTTATCAGGGCCGCAAGCATTGCAGCTTTATGCCAACACACTTGAAAAAGCAGGCGCAAACCAGCAAGATTTTACCTTCTTTATGGAAGCAATGGCATCTGACGCCACTGCGCTTGTGCCACTTTTAAGAAACAATGCATCTGGGTTTAAAGAGATCGGCAAGCAGGCGAGAGACGCTGGCGCAATTATGTCAAATGAAACTGTTGCAGGCGCGGCTGACCTTGACGCAAAACTATATACGCTCGGCACGACGATACAAACAAGTTTCACAAATATGCTGATTGCCAATAAAGCTCAATTGGAGCAATTGACCGATTTTATAACTGATTACGGCATTCCTGCGCTGTCTAAATTGATATCGCTCTTGGCTAGCGCAGGCAATATTACTGGTACGGCATTTGATGTAATTATGGGCAATGTTGACGATTTAACGATGGTCTCTGGCAATGTTGAGTTGTTGCAGCAAAAGATAGACAAACTCAATGCAGACAAACAAACTTTGATCGATACGATGGCGCTCCAAGACATCAGCGCGTTGCGCGAAGGCATTTATCCCCAATGGCTGCATGATATTAACAAGGGCATAACTCTAAGAAAAATTGACGAAATAAACGAAGCTTTATCTTTGGCGACGGATCAAATGAAAAAGCTACGCTCGGCGGATGGAGGCAATTTAAAGGACAAGGGCGGTCCCCTTACATTATCTTTGGAGGGTAATTTGCCAATAACGCCATCACCTATGCCTGATCGTGGAAACGGCCAAGGCATTGATTTTTTAGGCACGCAAACAACCAATGCAACTAGTGACCAAGTTAAAGCCTATGAGGATTTAGTACGGGCGCTTAATCCAGCGGTTGATGCAACAATCAAATATGCCGAGCAGCTTCATATCATCAACGCAGAATTAGACAGCGGCAGAATTTCGCAAGACCAATCAAACGCACTAATCGATCAGGCACGTCAAGAAATGCAAAAAGCGCGACGCGAGGCCAGCAAGTTTTCATCTGTTTTTGAAACTGTCGAAAGCAGTATTGAGTCGAGCATGATGGGCTTGGTTAATGGCACGATGAGCCTTAAAGACGCGTTTAAATCAATGACCGCGCAGATTGTTAGTGATTTGTATCGCGTTCTGGTCGTGCAGGAAATGGTCAATGCGGCGAAGTCGGCAATGGGCGGCGGTGTCGGCGGTTTTCTATCCTCGGCGGTATTTGGTACACGCGCAGGCGGCGGCAGCGTACAAGCTGGCAATGCTTACATGACCGGCGAAAGCGGCAGGGAGCTATTTGTGCCTGCGCAAAACGGCAGAATATTATCACCAGCGCAAACCCGCATGGGCGGCGGTGGAGAGGCTGTCACGGTTGTGCAAAACATTAACATCAGTACAGGCGTGCAACAGACTGTCAGAGCCGAGATCAAAGGAATGATGCCGCAAATTGCAGATAACGCAAAGGCGGCTGTTTTGGATGCCAAGCGACGCGGTGGATCATACGGGAGGGCAATGGCATGACCATTTCATACCCGTTGGCAATGCCGACCGTCACCAATATTCGGTCAATTGATTTGACCGCAACCAATGCTGTCAGCTATTCAAGATCGCCATTTACATTTGCAGGCCAAGCGCAAGAGTTCACAGGCAAGATGTGGCAAGCGACGGTCACTTTGCCAGCAATGAAACGCGCATCCGCTGAAGAATGGATTGCGTTTTTATTGTCGCTAAAAGGGCAAGTCGGCACGTTTAATATGGGCGATCCAGTGGCAGCAACGCCCAGGGGATCGGCGCGTGACGCTGACAGCATTTTGGTCAACGGCGCACTAACAAACGGGTCAGCAATTGTGCTAGATGATTGTCCAGCAAGCCAAACAGGATATTTGAAGGCTGGCGATTATTTGCAAATCGGCACAGGTTCAACGCAACAGCTTTTCAAAGTGCTGGCAAACGCTGACACAAATAGCAGCGGAGAAACGACCGTTGACGTTTGGCCGAATGTTCGCACGACGATTGCTGACAACGCGGCGGTCACTGTGCAATCGGCAAAAGGCATATTCCGGCTGGCTTCAAACGAAACAAATTGGTCGGTCAATGAAGTCGCGGTTTACGGCATGACGTTTGCCGCAATTGAGGCTGTTTAAATGAGCCGGGACATATCGGCGGCAATATCAAGCGCGCTTGACGATGATGTCATCAAGCCGTTTTTCGCGGTTGAATTATTATTTGACGGCGACAAAGTTTTGCGGCTTTGGACAGGGATCGGCACGCTGTCATATGAAGGCAATGATTGGGCTGGCGCTGGCGTATTGTTGAACATTTCAACGGTTGAAGAAACGTCAGATTTAGGCGTCAGAGGCGCTGTATTAAGCATGAGCGGCGTACCTTCATCAGTTATCGCCTTGGCGCTCACAGAGCCTTATCAGGGGCGTGTGGCTAACGTTTATTTCGGCATTAACCCAGAGGCAGCACAATCCAATCTGACTAAGATTTTCTCAGGCTACATGGATCAGATGAACATTGCCGAGGACGCCGACACGTCAACAATTGAGCTATCAATTGAGAATAAGCTGATTGATTTAGAACGACCGCGCACAGCCCGATTTACGTCGGCTTACCAAAAGTCGGTTTTCCCCGGTGATCTAGGTTTGGATTTTGTTGAGGATCTGCAAGACAAAGAAATCGTTTGGGGTCGCGGTGCAGGTTAAGTTTGCGCAAGAATTTCTAGTTTCGTGCCGAGATGAGGCGCAAGATTTAATTCAACAGCATTGGCAGGATATTGCCATGCACAAAAGCAAGATTAAACTCAATCCAAACTGGCAGGCATATGAGGCGCTTGAAGCATCTGGTCAGTTATCGATTTTCACAGCGCGGCTCAAAGGAAAACTGGTCGGCTATTTCGTGACAATCAACACGCCAAACCCGCACTACAAAGACCACGTTTTTGCGGCAAATGACGTGTTGTATTTATCGCCAATCGCGCGGCGTGGCTGGGCTGGTTTGGGTTTAATTAAGTTTGCAGAGCGGTGCCTGCGTGCAGATGGGGTGAGCGTCATGGCGATCAATACAAAAGTGCATCGCCCGTTTGACGCTGTTTTAAAAAGGCTGGGCTTTGAACAGGCCGAGCGGGTTTATACTAAATTTCTGGGTGATAACTGATGGCAGTCACAGCAGCAGTGTTTTCAACGGCTGGCGTTGCGGCTGGGGTTGGTTATGTACTGACCAGCACAGTCACCGGCTACATTTTGTCATCAATGGCCGCGTCTATGGTTTTGGGCGCGCTGGCACCAAAGCCAAAATTTGGTGGATTATCTGCAGGCGCATCAAGCGGCGAGGCAAGCAATCGCGGGTACAATGTCACGGCCAGCGGATCGACACTTGATCACCAGATAATATATGGAAAAATGCGTGTTGGCGGTGCGCGGATATTTGACGGCACAACAGGCGGTGACAATAAATTCTTGCATCGCGTGCTTGGATTCGCGGGGCATGAAATCGAAGCGTTTGATACGATTTATATCAATGATGAAGCTGCAACGATTGACGGCAGCGGCAACGTCACAAGTCCATCAAGGTACAATGGTCATATTAATATTCGCACGCATTTGGGCGCGGCAGATCAGCAAGCAGACAGCAACCTAGTCAGCGCAGTCAGCGGTTGGACGGCAGAGCATAGACTGCGCGGCATTGCGTATTTATATTGCAAATTTGGCTTTGATGCAGACGTGTTTCCAAATGGCTTGCCTGAAATCACGGCGGTCATAAAAGGCAAAAAGGTTTATGACCCGCGATCAAGTGCAACCGCATGGTCGGACAATCCAGCACTTTGCGTGCGCGATTACATTTTGTCATCTGGCTATGGACTAGGCGAGGCGGCGGCGAACATCGATGACACGTCAGTGACTACAGCGGCAAATATCTGCGATCAGACCAACACGACCGCATCGACAACGCGGTATACGACAAATGGCGCATTCACGACCGCAATACAGCCCGGTGAATTTCTGACCAACATTCTGACGTCAATGAGCGGCACGCTTTGGTATGCGCAGGGTAAATGGCGCATGACGGCTGGCGCATTTACTGCGTCGGCATTATCGCTAGATGAAAACGATTTGCGCAGTGGCATCACAGTATCAACCCGGCATTCACGGCGGGACAATTTCAACGAAATAAAAGGCACGTTCAAAGGCGACGAAAGCAATTACCAAGTCACCGACTTCCCGCCTGTCACAAATTCTGCATTTGTCACGGCTGACAACGGTCAGGTCACGGTCGCTGACGTTGAATTGCCGTTTACAGATAACAGCATTGAAGCGCGACGCATTGCGCGGATTATGTTGGAAAGCAATCGCCAGCAATTGACGATCAGAGCAAGTTTCGGAATGCGCGCGCTGGCTTTGCAGGTTGGCGACACAGTTGCAATCAGCAACACACGATTTGGCTGGTCTGGCAAATTGTTTCAGATTGCCGAATGGAAATTTGGCTTAGGCGACGAACTTGGTTTTGGCGTTGAAATGACGCTAAAAGAAACAGCCGCCAGCATTTATGACGAGGTCGATGACGGCTTAGTATATGAGCGCGACAACACAACTTTGCTGTCGCCTTTTGAGGTGCCAAGCGTCGGCATTAGCTTGAGCAGCGATTTGCGCAGAGTGCGCGGTAAAGTTATGTCGGTTTTGCTTGCTGACATTAGCACAGCAAGCGCGCTGGTGGATCAAGTTGAGGCACAGTTTAAGAAATCAAGCGACACAAACTATTCGCCGCTGTCTGTTTCATCTGGTTACACTGGCACTGTACAAGCTGAAGCATTTGGCGTCGAAGATGGATTTTACGACGTGCGCGCGAGAGCAATCAACGCGCTGGGCGTGCGCGGCGACTTCAACACTGTGTCAAATTTCTATGTTGACGCTTTGGGTGCGGTGCCTGCCGACGTGACAAATTTCGATGGGCAAACTGTCGGGTCAACTCTGCACCTCAACTGGACGCCTGTTGCCGATCTTGATTTGGCGCACTACGTTATTAGATATTCAAATTTGACAAACGGAGCGACCTATTCGGCGGCTGAAGATTTGGCGCAAGTGGTCAGCAGTTCATCAAGTTTGGCTGTGCCAGCGGCGTCAGGCACCTATTTTATCAAGGCAGTCGATGACACAACCAGCGGGTCAAACGTCAGCGAAAACGCCGCCAGCTTTGTCATCACAAACGTTGATATTGATGATCTAAATGTTGTTGCAACGCTTACAGAAAATCCAAACTTTACTGGCGTGAAATCTGACGTTGTTTTAAATTCATCTGGCAAACTAGAGTTGGATGTTTCGCCAAAGTTTGATGCCGCAACAGGCAACTTCGATGACCGCGCAGGCAACTTTGACGGCAACCCCGGCGGCTTTACGTCATCAGGCATTTACTATTTTGCAAACGATCTTGACCTTGGGCAAAAATACACAAGCCGCCTGACAAACAACGTGACAATGGAGAGGTTTGACGTCACTGACACAATGGACCTTGCAACTGGTCAATTTGACAGCCGCGCTGGCGTATTCGACGGCGACCCAACTGCGTTCAACGATGTTTCTGTTTCTGTCGAAATGCGGCACACTAACGACGATCCAACAGGCACGCCAACCTACACAGATTGGTCAGCCTTCTCAGTGGCTGACGTGGCCGCTAGAGCGTTGCAATTTCGTTTGCTGATGACGTCAACAGATACAAACGTGACGCCGCTTGTCAGCGCGCTTTCAGCCAGCATTGACATGCCCGACCGCACAGAGGCGCAAGCAGATATTACGTTTACTGGCACAAAAGCAGTGACATTTCCGACGGCGTTTAAAGCTACGCCCGCTATTGGATTGTCGCTTGCAAATCTGACAGATGGCGACCGCTACACAATCACAAGCAAAAGCCGAACTGGCTTTACAATCAACACATTTACAGGCGGGTCAGCCAGCACAAACGCTGTGACTTTAGATTACGTCGCCAAGGGCTTCGGAAAGGAACTATCATAAATGTCCCAACATGATTTTAACATCGCAAATCAGAGTTTTCCAGCAACGCGAACTGATCTAAATAACGCGTTGGTCGCACTGGCGTCAAATTCGTCAGGCGATTCCGAGCCAGCAACAAAATACGCGAATCAGTGGTGGTATGAAACCGACACCAACACGTTAAAACTGCGCAATGAGGCAAACGACGCTTGGATATCTATTGCCGTGCTAGATCAATCTGGAAACGCTGTGCAGTCTATCACAACAGCGGGACTGACACTTGGGTCAACTGCAATTAGCGCGACAGGTGCAGAGATAAATCAACTAGACGCGATTACGCGCGGGTCAATTCTTTATGGTAATGCGTCTGGTGCAACTGCGAGACTAGCTAAAGGTGCTGCTTCCACTGTACTTACCTCAGATGGCACTGATATAGCTTGGGCTGCTGCATCCACTGGCTCAACAACTACAGGTGCTGTTGGCACGTATGCAATGCTTGGTGAACCGGGAAATGATATAGTACAAAAAACCACTGGTAGCGATTATGCTGCGTCTAGCGTTTTATATTACGCTAGTTTGACTTCCGATAACGACTTCGCTTCCTTCGGTGCCTCACCATCTGGGACTTGGCGGCTGATGGGGGCTTACGGAAGCCAGTTTAGAAACGATAAACCAACCACACTTTGGTTAAGGATTTCATAATGAACATTGAGATAAAACAATTCCGCAATGCGGTATCAATTAAAGCAGATAACACTCGTATAGACGTAGAAATCAATCATCCAGACTATGGATGGATACCCTACACACTAGACATGTCAGATACAGATATGACAATCAACAACAATGATTTATTGTCTCTAATAGGTACAGATTTTGCGGCTTACGTTGCGCCAACTGCCGACGAAACAAACACCGCTCTGGCTGCTGCCGTAAGGGCAGATCGAAACGCAAGACTAGCGGCTACCGATTGGATGGCATCTCAGGATGTCACAATGTCCGACGAATGGCGCACTTACCGACAAGCATTACGTGATGTTCCCACGCAATCTGGATTTCCTAACACAATCACATGGCCGACTGCACCTGATGCCTGATATTTCAGACCGCGTAGGTCAGCTTGAAAAGGATATGATCGCCTTGCAAACGACTGTCCAAATTCAGCACAAAGAGCTATTCACGCGCATTAAAAAACTAGAAAATGTGTTGATTGCCAGCACAGGCGCGATCTTGCTGACGTGCGTTACAATCTTGATAAAGATGCAGTGACATACGTCTTTATTTTGATTTTATGGCAGGGCATTGGGACTGATCGGCAAATAATAGCAGAAGTTGAATTTGCCAGCCTTCAGCGTTGCCTAATTGCGGCGCAGATGATCGTCAAACGATTTGGATATGAAACTCCACGGGATCGCGCGCTGGCGTACTGCATTCCTAAGCGGGTAGTCCCGGAAGCATAAGAGGCCGCGCATGATTGATCCCGTCACAGCGTTTGCGGCGGCGCAGGCGGCTTACAAAGGCGTTAAAATGTTGGTCGGCGCTGGCCGCGAAATGCAAGACGTCACAAGCCAACTTGGTCAGTGGTATGAGGCTTGCGCAGATTTAACAAAAGCTGAGAGCCAACGCAAAAACCCGACGCTCTTGGATAAAATGAGCCACGGCGAAACCAATATTGAGCGCGAGGCGCTTGATATAATTGTGCGGCGAAAACAGCTTTTGGAAAAAGAAAAAGAGATCAAATTTATGTTGGATTTTAGATTTGGTTTAGGCACATATGACGAAATGCTTTCTATGCGTCGGGCTATACGCAAAGAGCGCGAAGAAACAGTATATCGCCAAATGGAAGCACGACGGCAGATTGCTAATAATGCAGTGATTGGCGGCTTAGGCTTTGCAATTATTGGCACATTGAGCGGCGGCATATACTTGCTGACTTTGGCATTATGATCCCAGCGCTTGTGCTGTCGGTTACTTTAGCTAGTTCACTGCTCAAGCCCGAAACCATTTCATGTCATTTATGGAAGCGGATTACTGATCCATCAGGTCAGAAAATCTGCGTTTATCGCGGCAAAAATTCAACGTTTGGTTATCACTACGTCACTGACACCGGCGGCGTTGGCGATTGGGCGCAATGTCCAAAGGTTTTTCAATGCGAATATTCACCAAAGCGAAAAAAGCCGACGATTGGCGAGATCATGCAAGGAATACAAGGGGGCTTTAAATGACGATTATTGATACAGATCACGACGGCGTTATCGATGCCAATGACGTGCAAATTTCAAAAGAAATATCTGACCTGCAAGACGCAAGCCGCAAGCACTTGGCGCAATTGCGTTTGGCTAGGTCAGCATTGATCGGCATGGGCGTTTATACAGTGTTACTGTTTGCACCGTTCGTTGATGATCGCCGGGTTGAGTTGCTCACTGATGTTTCCGAATTGCTTTATATATCGCTGGCGTCAATCGTCGGCGCTTATATGGGCTTTACTAGCTGGGCGTCACGCAAATGATCGGCGCATTAATAGGGCCGCTGACGTCACTGGTCGGATCTTGGATGGACTCAAAGGCAGAGCAGCAACGCGCAAAGCAAACTGTCGCCAGAGTAAAGGCCGAGAGCGAGGCGGCTGTTTTAGTCAGCGCTGCGACTAGCACAGCCGATTGGGAAAAGCTGATGGCCGAGGGGTCAAAGTCTAGCCTCAAAGACGAATTTTTTAGCGTAATCTTAGCAGCGCCTTGCATCCTTGCCTTCTGCGGCGAGTGGGGCCGTACCATTGTTGCCGAGGGATTTGTCGCGCTAGAAGCCATGCCAGAATATTACCGATATTTTCTAGGCTGTGCCATTGCCGCCAGCTTCTCAATCAGAGGCGCAACTAAGTTTATGAGCCGCCCTAAATGACCACCGCCAAGGTCATTCCGCTGCATCCCCCAAAATCCGACATCGATGAGCAGTGGCAGATTTTGGAAGCGCAGCAAAAACAAATCAAAGAACAATTGTTAAAAATTTTGGAGACAAAGCCCAAATGAGAAATATCACTGAAATCGTAATTCACTGCACTGCGACAAGACCAAACTGGATGGCCGACAAGCCGGTTGAAGATGTTGTAAAAGAGTTGACGCGCTGGCACGTCGAGGACAACAAATGGTCAGATTGCGGTTATCATTACGTCATTCATAGAGATGGCACGGTCGGCACTGCGCGACCTGTTGAACGCTCTGGCGCGCATTGCAGGGGGCGCAATAAGCAATCTATAGGCGTCACACTCTGCGGCGGTCGCGGCGGTGAAAGCACAGATAAAATTCTGGATAACTTTACAGAAGATCAGGAAACTGCATTGCGTGATTTAATCGGCGATTTAAAAAAGAAACACCCCAAGATACAAAATATCTCAGGGCATAATCAGTGGTCAAATAAAGCGTGTCCATGTTTCAGCGTGCGCGAGTGGCTGGGCTAAACATTCATCCCAGCATAAAAAGCAGCAGCCATTAAAGCCGCACTGACAGCGCCATACAGCGCCTTCTTTGGCAGCTTCACCGATATGCTATCATCAGGTTGTTCTGGCGGCAGAGGCGCAGGCCACATGCTGTCGGGCTGCGACATGATTTTTTCGGTGGCAAGCATAATTGGGTCAGGCAGTTTTGGCGCTGGTGATCTGCGCTTGCGCTTGGCTGGCTTGGCAATCGGTTTTAAAAACAGATCGCCGCGCGCTGCCATAATTGACAATCTGTTTTGAATTGCTTTTGGGCTACGCGACAAAGTTTCGGCCATAAAGTCAACCGATCTGCCTTGGCTGTTTAGATCGATCAACGTTTTTTCTTGATCTGGCGTCCAAGCAGTATTTGATTTAGCTGTTTTGACGTTTTTCATTTATTTTCCTCCAATTTCATTTTGCCAAGCCGGTCAGACCGCAGATAACCGCGCAACATTATATTTTGGCATATTTGCCAAGCGGCGTGCTTTGATCTGCCTGTCATATTAGCGACTGCCTGATAGGTCGGGCATTTGCCGTGCACAGCGTGATGCGCTGCGATCACTGACAAAACGACCGATTGCTTGCGTGTCAGCTTAGTGCACATTGAGCGGCAACGGGTTGACTGAAATTTCGTCCAGCATGTCATCATTCGGGTCGTTTAAAACAAACTCAAACATATCAGTGCGCGCAACCAACAATTTTTCTTCTTTCAAAAAATCACTAATCATGTTTCCGATGACGTCTATAAAATCTAAACATTTATCGACGTGTTCAGCTTCCTCGTTCTTTCTATTGTATATTACGGCTTCGCAATACTTCCATTGGTGTCCCCTTTTGTTCATTTTCACATGCAAAGATGGGTGTATGGTCAAGGTACTCATCGCAAAGTCCCCCCAATATTACCTGCATAACATTGGTCGATCAGCGCGCAGCCTGCCCAACTGGCGGCGATCATTCCGAGAAATATTGCAAGCACCGCAATAAACTCAATTAGGATGGTTATTTTGTTGTAACTTTCCTGTGTAGCTCTGTGGGGTTCTGTGGGGGTCGGTTGGCACAACTTTTCGCATAAGTTGTTGATCTTGCTAGATTGCGGCAGTCCTGCCGGGGTCGCCATTACTATTTTACTCATTTGATTACACCATCTTTTTTTGATTGTTGTTTCACTGCAGGGTCAACGTTGTAACACTGCCACTAATATTTCAACTATTGTTTTGCGTGACGACACCTCCTGACAGCGCAGCGCGCCGGTTATATTTGCGAATATACCGCTCAATTTCTTTGAGGCTCTCGTGACCAGTATACGCCCCTATTTGTACGGATGTTGCGCCCAATTCGGCCCAGCGTATTGCGCGTGATTTGCGCAGGCCGTGCGCTGTCCTGTTATCCAGCCCAATATCCCGCGCTTTGCCTGCAAACCAATTGCTGACCGCGTGTTCTGACCGTGACGCGCCTTTTTGCGTGCAAAGGTATGTCATGTGCTTGATCGGCTGCGCATCGATGCTGGCGTGCAACATTCGCAAATCGTCAGCGTCAGGCTGCGCAAAGTCAGGCAGTCGGCGCGCAAATGGCACGTCAACAGGTCCACCGGTTTTCCCCTGTTTAAAACTTAGCCAACCGTCTTTTGTGACATGACCGCGACCAAGTTTTACCACGTCGCCAATCCTCGCGCCTGTCCAGTATAGTAATTCAAGCGCAAGCCGCTCAGAGCGCGCCAGAGGGTACATCTTGCGGAAATGGGCTATATCATGCAGCGACCAAGGCTCATGGCCGTCAGAGGCCGCGACAGCGTCTTTATTAATGCCGACGGTCGGATCAGCTATGCCATATTCTTTGACGATAAATTTTGCAAAGCCGCGCCACATTTTTAAATGATTGCGCTGGGCATGACCGGCAAACCGCGACAAATCTTTCTTGACGTGCTTTTGCTCTAGGCCGCGCACTTGCGCAGTGCCATAAAGTTCAATCACGCCATCCAGCCGAGCGCGCCTGATCGACCGAGTTGCTGGTGCCAGCAAACTAAATTCATGCGATGATTTATATTTTACAGCCGCCTCGGCCAAGCTGCCGACATAGGCTGGCTGTTCAACAACATCCTGCGACAGCCATTGTAAATAATAATTATACGCGGCGGCATAGGCAGTCACAAAGCGATCATCGCGCACGCTGCAATCTGGCATTTTCCAGACGTCAGGCAGCTTGCCGCGATAACCTTTGGGCCGAAAATAAAACCGATCATGCCCGTTTTTATGCGGTCGTGTGTTGGCTCTATTCAGCCACTTGTACCAAATATTTGATCGCATTCTTCTGCACCTCGCGGTTTCTTGCCGGTTGATTTAGGTAAACCGCGCGCAGCTTTCTTTATATCGACCCTCAAATATTTTTCGCGGCCAGCCAACATGCGCGGCGCTGGTATGGCTTTGCTTTGCTCTAATTTGGCAAAGTCACTGTCGGAAACGCCCAACATTTCAGCCGCTTCCTTTTTTGTTAATAATTCCTGTTTTATTCTTTTCGGCATTAAGTTCACCCCTTACAAAATAGTTCATAACGCTTCTTGCACCCCAAATCTTATGTTTGGCATCCCCCGGCTTAGACGTAATGTATTGCTGAAGTTCTTGGTCGAATACTGTGTTAAATGGCGGAGATACCCCAAGTCTATTTAAGCGGTCGGCCATTGCGGCATATGACAAGCCCTCGGCGCGCATATCTTTCAAATGGCTGTTATACAAACACATAGTGCGTTCAAGCACTTTTGCCGATTTGCTTTTATTTGCCAGCGACGGATCGGGCGCACCAAGTTTGCTGATCATATTTCCAGCGTGACTAATGTGCGCTTTGCCATTTGCTATGTCAGCTTTGATCTGTTGCAACGCCGCGCGGGTTTTGCCTGCAATCACTTGTATATCATCTGATGCAAATTGCACCGCGTGATGAAGATTTTCGCGCGTCAAACTTGGCATTTCAATGATCCGAAAATCAAACGATTGCTGTTGCAACCAGACCAAACTTTCCAATTTGCCTTTTGCTGTTTGCCGCACGTTAAGCGTTATTATAGGCGCGTCGTTGTTTTGCGCATATTGTACTGCGCGCTTTAAAGTTGGCCGATCTTCTGGTTGCAACTTACAATACGGCGTTTGCTCAACAAACATTTTTGTTTTAGCAAAATGTTCGTCAGTATATTTGCGCATTTTACTGCGCATTTCGTCGGTTGCGTCTTGCCGCATATATGCAGCGCATAGATTTTGCATTTTGATCCATTCCCTTAATACATTATTATCATTTAAAAACAATGAGTTAGGGGGGGGGAGTGCGGAGCCCGACAGGTAATCAACCCATTTTCTTTGCGCCGATATTCTGATGGCGTTAATTTTGCCGATTTTTTGCGCATAATAATATTCATATTTATCCAAGGATATTGCCCCTTCGGAATAGATAAATACCTTTTTATCGCGCGTGTATGTCTCATTTTAGTATTGATTCTCCAATCTGTTCCACTTTTCAACAACACTTTTTCATAGTATGCAAGTCTAAATTTATAAAATGGTAGAAAAATATGACAGAGAAAAAGCAGTTTAATGTCACGCTTCCCGCACATGTCACCAAAGCAATGCGCATAAAAGCCGCTCAAAACGGTCATTCATTGGCGGATGAAACTGAGCTTGCATTGCGCCAATGGCTGCAAATAGACGATGATTTATTGCCTGCGCGGGTCAAAGCGGCGGGACAGGTGGCTTGATATATTGCGGGATCGATCCCGGCTACAGGACTGGCGGCGTTGCGCTTTTGTCAGGCAAATGGTGCGAATTGCACGACCTACCTTTATTCTC